TGGGTCATCATTAGAACTTTTAACAGGTGGTAAAGTTGTTGTTCAAGCAACTGATATTATTAAAATAGATTGTTCAGTTACAGCAAAAATAGATGCAACATTATCAATATTAGAAATCACATAGGAGTTTTAATTGTCTTACATAGGAAAAACACCTACAGCAGTTCCACTAACAAGTTCGGATATTCCTGATTCAACAATTTCACAAGCAGATTTAGTTGATCAAGCAGTTAATGAAGCTAAAATGCAAGTTTCAAATTCTCCTACTAATGGATATTTTTTATCTGCACAATCAGGTAATACAGGGGGAATGACTTGGGCAGAAGCTGGTGGTGGTGGTAAAATTTTACAAGTAAAATCTGTGACATTTAAAGATGCTTTTACAAGTACAGCAGGAAGTGGAACTTTTGCAAATATAACAGGTGCAACTTTAGCAATTACACCAAGTGCAACAACAAGCAAAATTTTATTTCAAGCTATGATAACAACAGGAGCAGAAACTTATGCAGTAGTTTTAAAAATACAAAGAGGTGGTTCAGATATATCTGGTGCTTTAGGTACAGTTTCTGGAAGTAGAGTTGCAAGTACAGCTTATTCTTCTGGTCATAGTTCAGATGATGCGGAAATGCAATCAACTTATATGAGTTATTTAGATTCTCCATCAAGCACAAGTGCTTTGACATATACAGTTCAAGGTTCAGCAAGGTATCAACCAGCCGCAGTAGCATGGACAGTAAATTATCCTCATACAGATACTAATGCTAGTTATACAGCTCATAGTGTATCTACAATCACTTTAATGGAAGTAGGAGCATAATATGAGTGATATTACTAAAGCAATTTTAAAAATAAATCCAAACGCAGTAGTTAGTGTTAGCAATAATGATATAAATACTATTCAATGGCATAATGGAACAACACCAATATCTAAAGCTGACATAGAAGCTAAAGTAGTGGAAGTACAAGCTGATTATGATTCTAAACAATATCAAAGAGATAGAGCAAAAGAATATCCATCTATTGTAGATCAATTAGATGACATCTATCACAATGGAATAGATGCTTGGAAAAGTACAATTAAAATAACAAAAGATAAATACCCAAAGGATTAAAATAAATGGCATATATAGGAAAATCCCCAGCAGTAGGAAATTTTGTTAAGCTAGATGCTATAAGTACATCTTCAACAAATACTTATAACCTAACTGTAGATTCTGTTGCATTTGTACCAGAATCGGCGAATCATATGCTAGTATCTTTGAATGGTGTAATCCAAGCACCTCTTTCATCTTTTTCTGTATCAGGCTCAACAATAACTTTTATACCAGCTTCAGGAACTTTATCTTCATCAGATAGCATTGACTTCATTATGGTATATGGAAATGTACTTGATATTGGAACTCCATCTGATTCTACTGTTACAAATGCTAAAACAAATTTTGTTTCAACATCATCAAATGCTGGATTACAAATTAAAGGCGATAACACAACTGCTGGAACTTTACAGCTTAACTGTGAACAAAATAGTCATGGAATAAAATTACGATCTCCACCTCATAGTGCAAGTGCTTCATACACTTTAACTTTTCCAACAACAGATGGAAGTGCAGATGAATTTTTAAAAACAGATGGGTCGGGTGTTTTATCTTGGGCAACTGCTGGTGGAACTAACACTCCAGCTTTTAATGTAAAGACAAGTACTGGTCAATCTATTGCAAATGGTACTTCTACTGAAATTGTTTTTGGTACAGAAAATTTTGATACAGATAATGCTTTTGCATCAAACACTTTTACAGTTCCATCTGGAAAAGCTGGAAAGTATTTTTTATTTGCACAAGCTGGTAGGCAAGCTTGGGATAGTGATAGATTTATGTTGCAAATGCAAAAAACACCTAGTGGTGGCTCTACTGTTGATATTGGTGTTGGAGAAAGTGCTATTAATGTTAACAAGTATCATACTACTGGTGTTTGGGCAGTTGTTGATTTAGCTGTTGGAGATGCAATCAAAATTATGATTTACCACGATAGTGGCGCAACTAGAACTTTAAGTTCTGACGAGAGAACAGTTTTTCAAGGATTTAAATTATTATAGGATAAATTATGGCAGAACTTAATACAAAAATAAAACTTTATGCAAACTCTTTAGGAGTTAGCAAAATAGATTTTACAAAAGATGTTAGATTATATGACAATGCAGATGGCAATGGTGCATACATTAAAGAATGGAATTTAGATATTGCACAACCTACTTCAGAACAATTAGCATCATACGAAACTGCTGGTAATACAGAAGAAGCAAACAGCACAGTTATAGCAACAAGAAAAAATTTATATGGAACTTGGGAATCACAACTTGAAGAAATTTATGATGATGGTATTGATAGTTGGAAAGCAAGAATACAACAAATTAAAACAGATAATCCAAAAGGTTAATTATGGCATTAATAAAATTAAACGCAACACAAGGACTTACAGGAACACTTCCAGCAGTTAGTGGTGCAAACTTAACAGGGATTACAGCAGGAACTTTAGTAGCAATTTCAACGCAAACAGCAAGTGGAGATAGTTCTATAGATTTTACTTCTGGAATTGATAACACATATCAACAATATCATTTTGAATTTACTGAAATAAATTTAGCAACTGATGGCGCAGAGTTCCAATTTCAAACAGATATAGGAACTGGAACAGCTTATAATATAGGAATGACAACTATTGTTTATCACGCAGAAAATCCACAAGGCGGAGGAGGAGGCTCATTTACATATTCTACTGCAAGAGATCAATCGCAAGGAACATCATTTCAAGATTTATTTCCAGATAGTGGCAATGGTTCAGATGAAAGTGCTTTTGGATATTTAAGAGTTCAAAATCCATCATCATCAACTTATACAAAAAATTTTATGAGTAGAATGGACGGTCATCATCAAAATGATTTAGCTTTTAGTATGTCAGTTGGAGGATTTATTAATACTACTTATCCATTAACTAGATTTAGGTTTAAATCATCATCTGGAGCATTTGATGGCCGAATTACAATGTATGGAGTAAACGCATAATGCCTAGAACAAAATTAATAGATGGAATTAGACATAATTTTACAGCAGAGGAAGAAGCTATAAGAGATGCAGAAGAAAAAGCATGGAGTGATAAAGCATTTGATAGAGCCATTGCAAGATTAAGAGAAAAAAGAAATAAATTACTTGCTGAAACAGATCATTTAGCATTATCAGATAAAACACTTTCAGATAATATGAAAACTTACAGACAAGAATTAAGAGATATTACATCTGGACTAAACACACTAAAAAAAGTTAACACTAAATTAAAAGTAGATGAAGATAACACTAGTGAAACTTATGGTAAATTTATAAATTTTCCAACCAAACCATAAAAGGTTTAAATGCAACTTTCAAAACATTTTACATTAGAAGAATTTGAGAAATCACAAACAGCTACACGTAAAGGTATTAAAAATAAAGCTGGTAGTGGAGAGATTAAAAACTTAGGCGATCTTTGTTATGAAATACTAGAGCCTGTAAGAGTAAAGTTTGATAAGCCTGTTACAATTACATCTGGCTATCGTTCAGAAGAATTATGTGAAGCAATAGGTAGCAAAAAGACATCACAGCACACTACAGGGAATGCAACAGATTTTGAGATAGCTGGAGTTTCTAATTTAGAAGTAGCTTTATGGATTGAAAACCACTGCGACTTTGATCAACTCATCTTGGAGTATTGGACAGGCGAGGCGAGTAGTGGGTGGATTCATGTATCTTATAAAGATGGCTCTAACAGAAAACAAGTGCTGACATTTGATGGGAAATCGTATAAAAATGGATTACCTGAAGCAAAATGGTCAGGTGGAAAATTAACAAACTAATAGGAGAATACTATGCCAATGGGAAAAGGAACATACGGAAGTAAAAGAGGAAGACCAGCAAAGAAGAAAAATAAAAAAGATAAAAAGAAAAAAAAGAAGTAATGAAGAAAAAGCCTATATATGCAAAAGCTAGACCTAAACGATTAGGTAAGCCTAAATCTTTTAATAAGAAATCTAAAGCATATAAATCGGCTAAAAGAAAAGCAGATAAAAAATTCGGTAAAAAAGTAAGCTTATATAAAAACATCTTTATTTCACAAGAAGTTAAAAAGTATAAGCCTAGAAAGAAAAAGTAATGCCTAAATTAAACGCATTACAAAAAATAGAATCACATGAAAAACTTTGTCGTATAATGCAAAAACTAACTCACGATAAAATTCATTCTATTGAAGAAAGAGTAAAACGATTAGAAAAAATATTATTAATCTCAACAGGCTCATTAATTAGTGCTATGGGTTATGTAATATTTACATTATTATCAAAATAGTTTACAAGCGATACTTGTATGGCTAATAAAAAAATTCTTGTAATAAGTGATATGCATTTGCCTTATCAACATAAGGATTCAATAACATTCTTAAAAGAAATAAAAAAAGAATTTAAACCAGATAAAATTGTTAATATAGGCGATCTACTAGATTTTCATGCAATATCTATGCACGAACATAATCCTGATTTATATTCTGCTGGAATGGAATTAGATAAAGCTAAAGAATATATTAAAGAGTTAGAAGCTATATACCCAGAAGTAATAGAAGTAGATTCAAACCATTCAAGTTTAGTTTATAGACGAGCATTAAAATATGGAATGTCTAAACAATTCTTAAAACCTTATGGAGATTTTTTAGGTACTCGAAAATGGAAGTGGATAGATGATTTAACTCTTACTATGTCTAATGGCCAAAGATGTTTTTTTACACATGGAAGAAGTGCAGATGTTTTAAAAGTAAGTCAAGCTATGGGTATGTCAGCAGTTCAAGGACATTATCATACAAAATTTGTTATAAGCTATTGGGCAAATCCTGATAATCTATTTTTTGGAATGAATGTAGGGTGTTTAATTAATCAAAAATCTATGGCATTTAATTATGCTAAAAACTTTAAAACTAGGTTTATTTTAGGTTGTGGAATTATATTAAATGGAATACCTAGATTACTACCTATGGTGCTTGACAATAAGGGCAATTGGATTAAAAAGATAGTATGACCTCAAATACATTAAAAAAGACCCTTTTAAAGAGCCATAGAGCAACGCACACACACAACTCTGCATTTTCCGATCAGGTATCAGGGAATCACTATAAGAAGCTTAAAATCCAACCTTTAACCTATTGTATGGCTAATGATTTTAATGCTTGTCAAACTCATATTACTAAATATGTTTCTAGATATAATTTAAAACATAAAGACAAGAAGAAACAAATAGAAGATTTAGAAAAAGCAAAGCATGTGATAGATATGCTTATAGAGGAGATTAACAAATAATGTGGTTGAATTTATTATCGTTAGGTGTAAAGACAGGAGCGAAGCTTTATCAAAACAAACAACGAACTAAACAATTACTTTCTGACGCACAAATGCTTCATGCAGAGAAAATGAGCAAAGGCGAAATTGAATATAAAGCGAAAATTATTGAGAGTAATGATAATGGCTACAAAGACGAATTTGTCCTTATACTTATTTACATTCCTATTCTTATATTGGGTTATTCTATTTTCACTGACGATTTGGAAATTCGTAATAAACTAGATTTATTTTTTGAGTATTTTAATCAGCTTCCTTATTGGTATCAAGCAATTTTTATCGGTGTCGTATCTGCGATATATGGATTAAAGGGTGCTGACATTATGCGTAAGAAGTAGTAAGATGTCTTAATGATAGACGCAGTAATAATTGAAGCAGAATTTCAAATAGAATCAAAATATAATCCTTATGGCCATTTTGTTGCTTTAAGATTTATAGATGTAGTTCCATCTAAACCTAAACTCTGGCAAACTATTGAAGATATAACTAAACATCAAGATGTAGAATTAATTGATTATAATTATAAAGAAATAAAGATTACTTCTAAAACTAGCTTAAAACATTTTGATGTAACTATAAACTAGGGCAGTTCCAAACCAGATTAAGAAACCACCCCAGCCAAATTATTAACTCTCGCTAATAACTCTATTTACTAACTGATAAACAAAGGAGCAATCCAATTTTCGTTAGTAAAATTCATTTATCCTCTAGTCAGCTTTTCAGTTGCTAGATTATTAATAGATTGTTGCTTTAAGTTTTCACAATAAGAATGAGCCAATTTAGATTGTATTTTATAATACAAATATAATTTATGACTTGCAGAAAGATCAGCTTTTACTTTTCTATATCTTTCATCATTACTTGCTTTAACTTTTGCTAAAGAAACAGATATTTTTTCATTATCCATTCTTTCACTAACAACAAAATCAAAAACTTCTTGAACTTGATTTTTAATATTATTATATTCAATTTCAGTATCGGCAAATAGCCTATCTACTTTATCTAAATAAATTAATATTTGATCAGGGTTAAAAGTTTTCGGTCTTAACTCTATGTATTTCGGTTGATTAGACATTAACCTAATTCTTGTTCATACATATCTGGGTTAAAGTCAGTTCGGTTTTCTTTAGCCCAATCTATCTCCTCTTTAGGACTATCAGGCAACTTATCATCAGTAAGCTGAATACCTTGCTTTGCTTGTTGATAGCTTTGTTGTTGCATAGTAGGTTGAGGTTTAGGAGTATAACTTTGTTTATTAAAATTATTATTTCCACCAAATGGTTTAACCATGAAATAGGTTACTTCTAACTCTAATCCATCTCCAAATTGATTTTGTTCTCCTTGTTGTATCTTACTACCCCACTTTAAAAGATGTCCTGATCGAACATACTCTTGAACTTGTGGTGTATTTAACCATATATTTATATCTTTTAGATCATACATATTTTTAGTTAAAGTACATTTGAATTTAGCCTTATTAGATGAAGCTGTGTACTCCATTTTTGGGGCTTTGTTTCCTGTGCTATACATCTTTAATGTTAAACCACAGAATGGTAGTTGTCCTTGTTGTGTTTGTGTCATGTTTATCCTTATTGTTTTTTTTATTTAGTTTAATTATTTGCCATTGCTATCATTAAGTATTTAGCACCTAGAAAAGCATTAAACATTTGTTTATTTAAAGGAAGTTCCTTAACTTCTATATTACTATCTTTTTTAGGTAATCTTATAATTAACCCTTTAGTAATTTTCTGTTTAGTTTCTTCCTCGTAGGCAAACTTATATGCGTTTAATTGTAAAGTATAGTCAAACGATATATGATTACTTGTCTTAATATCTGCTAAAACAAGATTGCCTTTCTTATCCTTTAGGACAAGATCAAGAGTACCAGCATAGTTGTGTTTTTTAGAAAATATTTTTTTCTCTAATTCAACTACCTCATATTCTTGGGTTTTCCACCAATCTAAAAATATATTCCAACAGTTAATAACTGCACTATCAGATTGGATTGGAATTTTTTTACCTTGAAGAAAATCTTCAATTAAACCATGAACTACTGAACCTACTAAACCAGCATCATCTTTTATCTTATTAGTTTTCTGTTTAGCTTCATGGATTATTCTTTCAAGTTTAACTCTATCTAAAGTTTGTTCATTATCCATCATACTGTCTAATGAATCTTTAATTGCTCTTATAGGAGTTGCTACTAACCAATTAGTTAATTGAGGTTTAGGAATACCTTTTCCACAAATCCCTGTAACACTTTCTACTTTTTGTCCTTTATGATAATAAATGTGCTTATCATCATCAAAGTCTAACTCTAGACCATTTCTTAATTTAGTTTTTTTATACATGTTTTTCCTTTTCTAGTTTAATCGCTCAAATAATTGCGTTATGTCGTATTTATAATACTTACTTAATGCAAATAATTTAGCTGTTGTAGTTGTTATACCTTTTTCAAATTTATATAACCCATAAATTGTCTTAAAGTATATTTTATTATCTTGTACTACTGCTTCTGCAGTAATATCCTTTTTAAGTCTAATATGCTTAAATTTTAGACCTATTATTTGATCTAAAAGCTTATGATTAGGTTTTTTCCTAAAATCCTCTATCATACCCTTGATCATATAATCTGTTTTTATTTGTTTATTCATATTCTCTTTCTAGTTTAATACAGAATGTCCTCTATTAATAAGACACTTTCTGTAAATTGATTCATTTTGAGTTGTAGCAGTAGGGCTTGTTACCCAATAATTAATGCTTCCCCAAAATGAAGTATTACTATCTGCAACCATTTTACAATGTTGCAAATCGTTTGTTATTTCTTCTGCTTTAGATTTATCAAAAGTTCCACTTCTTCCAGCAGTATCAATTACAGGTTTATACGCACAAGCTTGTACGAATATAATTAAGCATAGCCATTTTTTCATATTTTTTCCTTTCTAGTTTTAACTTCCTTTTATATTCATTTAATGTAGTTGCTTGAATCTTATCCATTAATTCATAAACTTCTACAAAGAATGGGTTATTATCTCCAAATGTCCATCTTCTTTTTAAAGATATTTTATTTATAAATTTAAGCCTTT